AAAGGCTCCTTTATTTTGACCGACCTAAAATGTCTATACTGATAATTTTGGTATCGTATTTATAATAATCACTTATAACTACTAATCTAACTACACTTGAATAAGGTAAAATAACTGTCTTTAATGTTTTATTTTTATTTTTTATACTTATTTCTATTACATTATTAAAAACTAGTGATTGTTTTTTATCTATATTTTTATATATTTCTATATCTTTATTTATTGATTTTATTACTTTTACAGATAGAAATAAAAAGACCAGTAAAATGCAAAGGCTTTTTATAACTATCTTAAAATCTCCAAAATTAGGCAAAAACTTAAACATAATCACCTAACCTTATCAAATAATTGAGGATTATTTAAATATAACTCTTCAAAGCCAAGCTCTTGTAATCTTTTATAATTACAGGTTAAAATATTTTTAGGCTTGATTATTTTGTGCGTATAATTTGTCTGGCTTTTAATGGCTAAAATTCCAGCTTCAAATCCCATTCTATAAAAATCAGGTGAGATGGTTAAAGCAATTCCTGGCCTTTTAGTGAAGAAAGGATTGCCACTTACCTCTAAGCAAGTGCGATTATATTCTACAAAAAGCCTACATATTTCAGCTAAATTTAAGTATTTTCTTTTATCAAATGAATATACTCTTTGTGCGGCAATAATAGCCAAATTACTTTTATCATTACAATATTTTTTAATATTATTTATAATATCTTTATCTGAATCATTATAAACTTTTATAATTTTATAATCTTTTAATTGAGTAGTAGTTTCTAAAATATATCCCTTTTCAGTTAATGATTGAGACTTTGAAGAAAATATGATTATAGTGTTAATATTAGTTTGTCTTAGTAATTTTTTAAGTTTAGAATAATCAATAAATTCTTCTACTCCAGATATATTCTTAGAATTACATTTATAGTAAGAGTATGGTTGGTTTATGCCAGAAAATATTATTTGTTTATTTGTTTTTAGTTTGCAACCAACATAATAAAAAGCAGGGTCATCAACACAGTATATTATTGTTGGGTTTATATTTTTTATGAACTTGAGTGCATAATTTTGTTGCTCCAATAATTGAGCTTGAGTAATGTTGGTTGTTTTGGCCCTCATATAGTAGGCTTCTATTAGATAATTATGGTATTTATAATCAGTTTTAAGTGCATCTAAAAATCCAAGCAATTGTAGCCTTCCACATGGGTATCTAAAATCATAGGAATTAATAATTCCAATTTTTATTGTTGTATTTTTAGAATCAAGTTTGGCACCTATTAGTAAAAATAGAAGTAATAATACTAAAACTCTTCTCATTACATGCCCCTAAATAATCTTTTTATCAATTAATCTCTTAGCAAAATCTTTAGAGATTCTCCTATCTGCAAAATACCAGCCCCAGGCAACTAATAGCATTTGTAGTAAGGTAGTAACTATAAGCAATAGTAACTGAGCGGCCTTATCTGGAGGAAAGGCATTTTGTAAGCTACCACATATTTCATAGGCTTTTAATGTAAAATAAGTAGCAATACCACCAAGATAAATGGCTATTCCAGGCCGTATAGAGGCTTTTACCATATCAATGAAAGCAAAGAATATCATTATAATTCCACCCAACCACTGTAAGAACTTGCTATTAGAATTGAACAAAAACTGCATATAGTCTTTTTGGAATAATGTTTGTGTCTGTTGTTTAATAGAGTCAGAAAATGCCTTAGTTTCAGCTAATTCTATTTGTCCTTCAGTAATAGTTTGGGTTACTTTTATATTTGCTTCGGCTTCCTTTATCATAGCTTCTGTTTGTTTATCAATCATATTTTCTTCATGTTTAAATTTTTCTTTTTGTAGCTCAATATCTAGCTTTTTCATTTTATAATTAACTACTGAAGTAACAATTGAGCCACCAATTCCAGTAAGTATTGACATTATTCCTGTTATTGGGTCAAACATTTAATACCTCCTTTTTAGACTTATCAAACCATTCTAACCAACTATCATATTTATCCCTATTTACATCATCTATGAACAAATAGAATGGGTTCCATTCTAAGATATTAACTAATTTATGTAGCGTGGGTCTTGAACATAAAACTGCCAATTGGTTTCCTAAATATCCTATTTTAGAACCAACCAAGATACACCCTTCAACATTACTCTTATATCCTTTTCTAACATCTCCTGCAAAGTTACCACTATGAATTAATACACTATTTCTGTGTGGAACATTTAGTAAATGAAATGCCTTTCTTATTCCATGAAATCTCCAGGGGACACACTTATAATAACCAATAGGTATGCAAGAAAATTTTTTAATATTATCATTCCAAGGCAATTCTAGTGTAAGGCAAAATGGAGTATCTTTTATATATAATACTCCTTGTGTCCCCTGGTCAGAAGAGTATAATCTTATTACCTTTACCATCATCTTAACTACTTCTTTTTTAAGACTTTAGGCAAAATTTTAGACCTAACATACTCTACAGCTTCTTTCTTTGTTTCAAATAAGGCATATTTAAGATACAATGAATCTGGTAACCATGACATACAAGATTCAGGATTATCGTAGCATTTTAATTGTTCAATATAGGCTTCTGTTTCAAATTTAAGCCTATATTTTTTTGAGAAGGTATATAAAAGTGGCTGGAGACAAAAATATCTTCTATGCTGTTTTGCGTGAGTTAGCTCATGTATGTGCAACCCTAAGTCATTCTTATACTTTGGTCTTATCTTAATAAAAGAAATTGGGAAAAATAATATATTTGTGCACAGACCCCCAACCCATGAATCCATTTTATCACTATACTTTATTTTTACATAACCAAATATACTATTAATTGTCCTTTTAAGTTTGAGTTTTTGAGTTGGTAGCATACGATTCCTCCTTTGGTGGAGTTATGTCTAAAGAATATAATTCTTCTTTAGTTTTAGAGTTATTAATTTTAGATTCCATTTCATTGCACCAATCTCTTACTTTTTGCCTATAGCCCACAATTGGGCCATATTTATCTGCTGGGTTCATATTTAATTCATTGCACTTAACAATGACCCAGTCTGTTTTAGATAGTGTATTATGTGTTATATCTCTTAACTTAGATAAAAGTTCTTTTTTTAACTCATCAAGATTTTTTTCAAATACAAGCATTATTTTCCTCCTTCTTCTTCAGTTTTTGGGGCAGGGTGGACCAAATACTTAAACACTAATTCTCCTTTTTCATCTTTCTCCACAAATCCAAATAAATCATATCTTTTAAATTGAGAAAAGTCTATCTCTACATTATCTCTTACAAGCACAAGTCCTTTATCTGTAATATAAAGTCTATCTTCAGCTTGTGGCATGAATCTTTCTTCTTCAGTCCACTTAATTTCATGTTCAAACAACTTGAATTTGGCTGGATGTATGACTATTTCTCCAGTTGTTTCATCATAAGATACAGTGCCCTGGAAACTAAGAAAGTCCACTATCTGTTGTTCTATAACCTGTATTCTCATAACTTATACCTCCTTTGTTTTGGTTTAGTCAACTCCTATTGCGAGCCAATAAGCATAATGTTGAATACCTGAAGCTAAAACATTTCCAGCATCTTTCATACCAATAGCTATAGTTACAGATGAAGTGGTAAGTTCCGTGACTTCAGTCACTAACTTAGACGTTCCCGTAGAAGTTGTTGATTTAATAACAGGAAAACATTCCAATATTTTTCTGAAAGGTTTTTGAAAAGTTACAGTCGTTGTTAAATATTCAGACAAACCATCTCCTACAACATAACAGGCTCCAACTTCTGCTCTTAAATTCCTGTATTCCGCTACAGTTCCTGCTTGTGGATAAGTGTAATGTATAGCTTCTAAAGCCCTATCTAAAGGATTTTCTTGGTAAGGTAGGGCTAGATTGCCAATATAAAGGGCTATTTCACCTACATCAAAGGTTATGTTGGTAGTGTTGTTTGCTCCTTCAATACCAATTCTTACTCCTAAATAGGATTCAGTTCCATTATAAGTTCTCTGTACTACTAAGTATTCCCAATCCCCACTTCCAGAGCTATATATCTTACTTACAGTTCCTATACCATCAACTATACCAATATAAACATTATTATTTGTGGTTCTAACTTTTGCAACAGCAGTAACAGTTAAATTTTGTGCAATGACAGTATTAGCTACTACTGACAAAAGTAATTGTGAGCTACTATCTTGAACAATAGAAGATGTGTTACCACTTGCATCACTAGTTAATCTAATAAAATCATGTCCTAAGCTATTATCAGTAGCTGTTGTAATTCTTTGTGCTGTAGCCGCACCAAAATTCCATCCATCAGGAGCACTTATATCCCCAACACTCCAAGAAGCAAAGTTTCCATTCTTTATTAAATTAATAAATCCTTGCTTCTTAAATATTTCTTCAATCCAGCCTTTATTTAAAGTTCCAGTAGCATCAGATACAGGAATTGTATTTGCAGTAGGAGTTTGGCTTGCATGGAAAGTATCTACAGTGTCTGCATTAGGGACAGTAGTAGTGCCATCCTCAATATCACTTACTCTATCATTTAGCTCATTAGAAGCATCTTGTAAAGTTGTTAGATTAGTGTCAAATTGAACACTATTTAGAGGAGCCCCATTGCTTGCTCTCGTAACAACACTAATCGGCCAAGTTACTGCCATAACATCACCTCCTTATTTTTTATTAACTTTTTTTTCTAGTTCATTTATTTTTTCTTGAAGTTGTTTTATAATTTCATTTTTTTCATATATCATTTCAATTAAGGTCTGTTCTCTATTAAGGGCTTTTAAATTAATTTGCATAAGTCCTCCTATTAATAACCATACATAAATTTAAAGTTTGAAAAATAAATTTCATCAACTGTAGTTCCATCTACAACAGATGTACAGGTAATTTCTGAAGTTATATTAGCATTTTCATAATCAAATCCAATAGTTGGAAATACTATTGTAGCACCGTTATCATCAATGTCCCCTGGTTTAATAGTTATTGAGGTAGGTGCAGACATTCCTTCATATTTAACAGAAAAAATAGCTTCTTGGGGGTCATATAAATATTCAACTTGTAACATGATATTATAAACATATCCACCAGTGTCTGGTAATATATTTTTTATAAAACCAGTTCCATTATGAACTATGCAAGCATAAATAGCAGAAGTTGATGATGGTACATAAAAACCAAATCCAATTCCATAATTCAATCCAAAAGGAAATCCACCAGCACTACCAGTCATAATATATGTATTGCATTGTCTATATAAAGCTCCAACATGCCATTTAGCCTTCCTATTGTAATCCCAAGAAGTATGAAAGGTATTAGCTCTAAATGCTCTTTGAACTGTAATATGCCCGTCTTCATAATTCTTAACTATTATAACTCTTGAATGCAATGATTTATCAAAGTCAATATAAAAATATGTTGAATTTGTAGAATCAATCTTTAATTCATCTACATTTTCAAAGTCAGTTTTTATATAAGTAACTTCACTATTAAATGAGTCTAAAGCATCAACAGTAACATCACTGCCTATTTTTAAGTCAGTTCCATCAAAGGCTATATATTTTTTATTTTCAGGGGCTCCCACACTAAATTTATATGCGTCAGTATCATAGCCTAGAAAAAATCCATCTCCAGTATTAAATTCAGTTTGTCCGCCTTTTATCCAACCTGTAGTTGGCATAGTAATTGTTCCAGCAGTTATATTACCTAAATCTGCACTTATGGCAGACAATTGAGTAACAGATAGTGCATTTGCACTTATGCTCCCATCTACAATCAAATCTCCACTAATACCAACAGTAGATGTTCCATTTATAGTTCCTACTACAAAAGGAACTTTTATATCAGTAGAATCATTAGGGTTTACAATGGAAAATTTGTCAGTTACTACAATCATTTCAGAAGGAGCATCAGAAGAAGCTATTAAACCAATTCCAGCCACATGCCCATCTGCATTTAATTTTACAGTCCATTCAGATTTTACTTCCCCAATATCATTTTGTAATACAGATATATTCTCTTCAGCAGTAGCCATTCTAGGTTTTAAGTCATTAGTAACATCTGTGTTGTAGGTGATTATACCAACCTTAGTTTCTATTTCAGATTGAAGCACATTAGTAGTTGTTGTGAGAGTGGATATGTTTTGTTCAGCAGTAGAAATCCTTAACTCATGAGATTGTATATCATTTTCTATTGTGGATATTTGTTCGCTTATTGTTTGATTAAGTGTATCTATTTTTATTTCTGCATTGCTTATTTTAAAATAATTTGAAGATATTCTATTATCTAAATTATAAATATCACCAACATCAAATACAACAATTCCATCTTCAACAATATCTTCTTCAAGTGCAATATCTCCAGTTATAGTGGAAGATATTAAATTTATTGAATCTTTATTTACTTCTATTTCAGAGTAATTATGTGATATTACATCAGATAAGTGGGCAACTAATTCCCAATATGTAGTATCTGTTGGTAATGGAGCTGGAGTAAAATTAATTTCAATTATACACTGATAAACATTACCATCATATTTTACTAAGTCCCACTTAGAATAAGTTAAGCTACTATCAAAATCTTTTATAAGTAATGAACTTAAAGCACTAACTTCTGTTTTATCTGCCTTTAAAGTGATGGCATCTGCATTTTGTTGTATTAGTGTATCATGTGTAGCTACTGTATTACTTAAACCATCAAAGTCAGTTTGGGATACTTTTGTTGTTATTTCATTTTCAAGTGTATCTACCCTACTATCAATATCAGCTACTATGGTAGATAAGGCATCAGTTGGTTCCCAATACACATAATTTCCATTAACATCTATATTGTCAGGAGAATCAGGGGCTATACCTGTATTTGTTTGGATACATCTCCAGGTATCACCATTATATGTTACTATTCTACCTAAAGTAAACTCAATATTTGGGTCCCACTCAGTTGTAGTAAGGGAAGCTATATCTGTTTGTAATGATTGAATTTGAGATAAATGTTCAGCCAATGTAGATTGGACATTTGTCATGTCTATTTTTAAAACATAAGTATCATTTCCAGTATCAATAGCTAGTTTATCCAGGCCACCAAGTATTCCACTTTCTACAATATCTGTTTCTAATATAAAGGCATCTGAAGACAACCAATTAATCTTATCAGCCAAATCTTTATAAAGTTCACTTTCAGTGATTGAACCTGTTAATAGAGGTAATAACTTATCAGGAGAAGAGTCAGTAGTGCCTATTATGCCACCATATTGGTCTGCTGGATACCAGTCAGAGTAAACTCCAAATAAATTCCTAATCCTACACCAGAAATATTTAGTTGTTACTAAGTCAAGGCCAGATAAAATGTATTCATTATCTTCTATTGAAGCAACTAATGTAGCTGTGCTTCTATCATTATAATCTGATGCCCATATTTCTAATTTATCAAAATAAATCGGCTTAGTATAAGATATTGTTACTTTAATAGCATAATTTAAAGATTCAGTAGTAAGTGATATGGGAGCATCTGGCACATATTGGTCTAAGACTAATGTGTAACTGGAAGCATTTGCACTTTCTACACTTATCCGTGAAATGGCTTTAATTAGATAAGTATGAGACAATCCATCTGGATTAGGAACTAAATAAGTAATAGAATTGTTTGTAGTTTTACTTACAATTACGGTTGCAGTATCCCAGTCTGTTCCTTCTCTTATTTGGTAATATCCTAAGTTTATATCATCTATACTATCCCAGGTAAATAAAATGGTGCTTTCTTTTGGATGCCACTCTGCACTAAAGTTAGTTACATCTTCTATATATGAGTTTAAACTATTTATCGTATGAGTAACTAAAGGGCTCCAATCAGATTCCATTCCATAAGCTGATATTGTCCTTCCATATATCTCAAGGTCAATTCCTTCTTTAACATCTTTTATTCTAGTAGTGCCATTAGAGTATGCTTCTTTTATATACTTCCATGTATTAGTGCCAACTATTCTATATTTTAACTCAATTTCTTTAATTGGCACACGGCTTGTGGATGGAACTATCCAGCTAACAATTACAGATGGTAAAAATGAGCCGTCTTCTGCTTGGTATGCAGTATTTTCTCCAGAAATAGCAGTTATTGATGGGGTTGGTGGTTTTACGTTATCATAATAAAGAGGTAGTGTTATGTGTGGATTATAAATAGGAGTATCAATTAAATTCCATATATCTTTTCCCTCATCAATTAAATCAATATGGGCTGACAAATCTGAATCATAAGTTATATTTAATACTTTACATCTTATAGATTCTTCTCCAGCTATGCCAAATAAAGCCAAATCTCCTACATTTACTCCACCTATTCCAGTAGTAAGGTCAAATGTAGTATAGTTACCACTAGTGTCTGGGTTTACTATACCTACAGTAGTAATACTACCATCGCTCTTTCTTATCTGTAGCCCATAGCTCTGACTTATATCAACAGGGCATTCTTCATCTAAAGTTATTTGTGTAATATATCCTGTTGTGGCATCAGTTACAAAAGATTTAATTCTACCCCATTTTATACCAACATCTATAACATCATATGCTAGTAATACCACATCTCCTCTAGTGAATACTAAATTCTCATAATCCATTTCAACACTATATATTTCTGGCCTCAGTATTGCCTGTCTAAAATAGAATGTACCTTCCATGTATGCTTGAGATTGGGATGTGATTCCTAATGTGCGGATAGTTTCTACTTTTTCTGTAGTTTGTGTAGTATTGTTTGGATTATACACTATAACTTCATCTTCTTCATAGTCAGACAACTTATCCACATACCTTACCCTAACTGCATCAGGAAGACTTTTGAACACTTTATGTGCTGAAAAATTCCTAGCATTTCTTGGGCTTATTACTTGAACTGGTGGATTTGTTGATGTGTCATTATCAATAACAACACTAAAGTAACCATCTCTGCAAGTGAATGTAGCAAAACCTACTCTAGCTATACTTTGTAGTCTATCATATTGTGTTTGCTCAGAATCAAATATATAATTAAATTCTCTTTTTCCATAAGGTCCAAAATTATCGCAAAGTGTGGCCCATTCTACAATATCATCTAAGGCTATTTTATCTGCAGAGATAGGATTCTTTGTCTGCTCCCCTGTGAGTTGGTGATAGTAAATCCATGCTGGGTTAGAAGTAGGTTGATTACTCCATGTTTGGGTGGTTGAATCATAGACAGGTAATATAGATGTGGCTTCTACGCTAAGATTTTTAATTATTCCATTTAGTTGGTCTGTGGCCTTAATCCGCAAGGCCATAAAAATAATCTCTTTTCCATTATCTATTACTGGTGGACTGTCAGATTTAATAGACCTGAGCGCAGACCAAACAAAAGTATCATTAGAAAAGAATGTATATTGTTTAGTAGTTGAATTTCTAGTTACAGTAACATTATATTGCCCCGCTCCACCAAGTTTTATTCTTTTAGTGAATCTATATGTCTCTTTAGAGTTAGCAGATATATCAAATGTTTCTGTATAAACCTCTACCCCAGTAGTATAATCAGTAATTGATACTGTAACATTTACAGTAGTAGTGCCTATATCTGCCTGTCTGCTTTGTGAGAATAAACCATTAGTAAAGGTAAAATCTATTGTTATTTCTTTGGTATTTATATCAGTTGCCCTAGTTGCAGAATCACCATCATTCTGTAAAACACTACTTGGGTTATCTTCAACTATGTTTGATGTGAAGAGAGTAATGTTTGGAATTGTTCCTATTTCAAATTCTACATCTTCATAATCAAAAATGCTGGTATCCCCTATTTTTATTGCAGAAGTATCTGTAAAGGCTGAAGTTTCTGTTAGTGTATTTGTGCTTGAAGCCACTAATCCACCAATTTGAAGTGGTCCATACCCTAAACACAATAACATTCTTAAATATTGGTCATTTCCACTAATTTCTGTAAAATAACGTGCGGCAAGTGGTGGATAATATCTGTAAGTTCCATATAACCTTGGTATAGGCTTCCAGATAGCATATTGATTTGAAGTCCCTGTAATAGATGGTTTTACTTGCGGTGAAACATAATCTGCACGGTTAGGATTACTATCAAGCTCTGGTGGTGGAATAATAGCATTAAGCAACATTGAGCCAGCTATTGTGGCAACTGCAGAAGTAATTGCGGCTGTTCCTACTGCTAAATAATAAGCCGTCCCTGTTGAAGCTAAACTAGCTCCAGAGAATATTGCAGGAGCTATTACATTACCACCAACTGCAAAAGCAACTGCGGCCACAACTGCAATAGCAACTGTCTTTAATACATTTCCAGCATCATCTTTAGGTATATTTAATAATACAACTACATCATCATTTTTTAAGATAATAAAAGGTATTTCAAATCTGCTTACTTCTTTTCCATTATATTCTATATACAAAGAATCTAAGTCAAACCCATCAAGTATATCAGCTAATTTATCGCCATCATTTAGATTTACTTTATATAATTCATTCTTAAAATAATGTGGTTTAGCAATTAACGTAGGCATAGTATCCCTCTATTCTTTGTTTCCAAAAAGGATGGTCTAATCTTTCTATACAACTCATCTTTCTAAAAGAGGCATTATGTAAAAATCTTTTATTACCAACATAAATCCCTATATGAGATACTCTTCCTTCTATTTTAAATAAAATGCAGTCATATAAAGAAGGTTTATTTACTTTTTCCCACTTTAGTTTTAATTTGTTTATTATTGATTCTATTTCCTTTTTATTTGAGTGGTCATATATTAAGTAGTCATCTATATTAATGTTAAGGAAATAATTATAAAACAAGTAAACTAATCCATAGCAGTCACACCCATTAAATGAACGTCCATAATCTTTATAAGGTATCCCTATAAAGTCATGTATCTTATACATTAGAATAATCCTGGGAATAAGTGTGGTGAAAAATAATCTGCAACTGCAGATTCATTTAAAACATCTGTCTCATATCCAAGTGTAGCTTCTAACGTAGAAGCAGTATAAGTAATATCATTCATTCTTAACTCATAAGGACCAATTTCACTAGTAACTGTCCTATCTGGACTTACTCTTACGATTTCTATGGTTAATGTGGGGGCATCTGTTATACTTCTAAACAAATTTATAGTATCTCTATTTATATTATCTAACACTATTTTTGCAGAAGGTGGCTTATCTTTAGTATCAGGTGGAAGAGTAAATTTAAAAGGTAGTGCTGTATAAGTATAACCATTATATGTTAAGTCTTTAATATCATTGACATATCGTAAAGGAGTAGTAAGCTCAGGGTGACTTATTGTAATCACAACCAAAAAAACATCACTAGCTTCTTGGGCAAAAAGTTGTTTTAATCCATCAACAGATATTGTCCTCATCTTGCCCCCTTTATGGTAATATCTCTAATTCCATATTTACTTTAAAATATAACTCATTTATAGGAGTAAGTGTCCATTTATTTCTAAACCTAGCACTACAAACCTCTCCAGTAATAGGATGAATCCAATCAAAAGAAATAGAACCAAACATTAAGTCATTTTTCCAAAAGGAATAAAAAGTATTAAATTCATCTCTGTTTACAGTTATACTACCACTAATTATTTCAGGTGTAGCTGTGTATCTTGGCCTCTGTTTTACAGGTCCAACATCAATTTCTGACCTAATTGTAGGGTCTTGCACAGATAAACTAAAATCACCACTATTTAAAGCCTGTTGCAATGTAGCAGGCCATACTGCCATAATTTAATACCCCTTTCTTTGTAATCCATAAGTTTGTTTAAATAAAGAATCTAACTCTCCAGTTCCTATCATATTTTTAATCTCACTTTTAACTATTATTCTTATTTGTGTCCTTCCATCAGATGTTTGTTTTTTATTAACCTCTATAGGTGGAGCAAAGGATTGTCTCTGGTCAATTATTTTAACATCAACCAGTGAAGAATTTTCTGGTATTACAGACTCACCTTTTTTAAGTATAGCTGGATATTCCCCAGGCAATAATCCATTATGTAGCCTTGGAGCATTTATAAACAAACTACTAGGAACATTTCTATAAAAACCACTACCTTCACCAACTTTTCCGCCACTATGTAGCCCCGTTGCTATAGTTTGTCCTGTAGAAGTATCAATTCTAACTGTTGGTTGATGGTAATAAGTTCCTGTTTTATAGTAATATAGTGTATCTCCTAAAGAACTTGCCCAGGATTGTATTCCATAACTTAGAGCTTGGGCTAATGGTCCAGTTATTGTTTGTCTTATTGTAAGCCTTGCTATATCGCTTATCATAGAATCAATTAAACTCTTGAATTGTAACTTACCCGTCTTTACCATATTAACTAAGGCATTTTCTATATTAGAAAAAGCATCAGTAAATAATACTTCAACATTTTTGGCTACATTTGTTGCAGTATCCCCATAAGCCTGTAATGCCCTAATAGCTCCATCAGTCCACTTTCTACTATTTTGTAATCTGGCTTTTTCATATTCTTCATTTATTTTTTTAAGTGCGGCAATCTTATATTTTTCTAATTCTATTTCAGATATACCATTTTTTCTATATTCTTCCAATGTTTTATTCAAAGAATAGATTTCATAATCATATTGAGACATGGTTAATTTATTGTAATCATCAGTGAACTTTTGCTTGACGTCAAGTATTTCTTTTAGATAAGTCTGTGCTCTTTTCTTAGCATCTTCCATTCCTTTTGCTTTAGCTTCTAACATATCAGGAGAGTAGCCCAATCCAAACTTATCAACTCCAACTGCCAATCCTTTTAAATAATCTTCCCTTGAAATTAGATTGAACTTGAGTGCAGATTTTAATTTAGATACATATTCACTATACTTCTCTTCAGGAGTTTTTATAGATTCTAAAAATGTATTAGCAAAATCTCTTATTTCTTGTGGAACTTTTGGAGGTATCATTCCCATTAAAGTAATTTCACTTAATCTTGCATTAGATTCTTTTTTAAGCTCATCCCAAATATTACTAGTGGAGCTTTTTCTAGTTTGTTTTTGTTTAGTAGTATATTCCTTCCAGGCTTGCTCCCAATTAATTCCACCAAACTGAATATTAGGTGCTTGTAATAAGTTTTTTCCAACATGAGCAGTTAATAATGTGGCAAGAGATATGATAGGATTTTTTATAAACATATTAAGTATTTTATATTCCAGACCATAAGCTAATCCTTTCCCTATCAATCCTGGGGACTTTAAGTTTTTTGTTTTATCAATTAAGGCGTTAAATCCATTCAATAAGCCTCTTATATCCTTCACTAATGTTTTTATTCCACTGGTAACTATGTTTAGTGGGTTACTTAAACTTTGTAAGTTATTAGCAAATTTTAATGTGCCTATTACTGCATTTTCAGTTAAAGTTAGAAATTTATCTAAAACAGAGTTTAAAAATAATAAACCACCTTCATATTCAGTGCCACTTAATCTGTTTATTTCTTTAGTTAATTTTTCAAAATGCTTAAAAATAGTTTCACCGAATATATTCGTAACACCTCTTCTTGCACTGACTAGCTGAACTGACTTAGATATAAGTCTTATTATCCCCCCACGCCATTTCTCAAACACCATATTCACATCTGAAGTCATTATGTATTTTTTAACCCGTTCCCAATAAATAGCAATCTCATGGGACAGTTTTGCAAGTATTTTATGTCTATCTTCCATATTTTTTAATTTCTGAATATCTTCATCAGTAAGAATCCCCACACTTTTAGCAGTTCTAATAAGAATATTAGTAGTTTTCATCTGCCCTTGCATGAGAGCTTGTATCTCTTGTCTAATTTGCCTTACTGTAGAACCTGTGGTCTCGGCTACTAACTTGGTAAAGTCCACCAAATCAGCAAAATCTCTCATCTCTTTTGGAGTGAGTATAACCTGTGCTTGTCCTAATTCATCCAGTGCGGCTGATAGTTCGGAAAGTGTAGATATAGACCTTAGACTAGCATCAGATAACTCCATAGTTTGTTTAGAGGCATATCTCATAGCACCTGAATAAGAAATGGCATTCTTTGTAGCCATCTGTATCCATAAGGCTAGCTTAGCTTGTGTGCTAGCCAATTCTCCTGATTGTTGAATACCTTCTTTTACTATGCTCCCCAATCCAGTAAGAGCGGCTTTAACTAGATTAATAGTCTGATAAATAACAGTAAACCCAACACCAACTGCACCAAACCTTACCCACCATTCTTTTAAAGTAGAAAGTCCCTTTTTAGGCAAAGAACTTAATTTTCTTGCCTCTTCGGCCTGTATTAAACTACTAGCTATTCCTTGTTTAGCTTTGGCTATTTGAAGTAAATTTTCTATCTCACTTATATTTTGGTGTTTTCCTAGTTTATTGGCTTCACTCTCAAAATATCTCAACTGAGCAGTAAGATTCTTTAACTTATTAGAAGATAACCCAGCACCATGAGACATGAGGGTAAACTGCTTTATTATTTTCTTAATTCCAGTAGCAATTTCCCTTTGAGTGAGATTTAAGGATACTAAGTCTTTATGATATTGTTTTGTAGCAACATCAGCATAATGATATTCCTCTGTCAAATTTTTGACAGTTTTGGCTTTGTTTTGAAGTAAGGAAACTCCTTGAGACAGTAATTTATAATCTTCAGGTTTTAGTGATTTTCTTAATTCAAACAGCTTTAAATTTACTTTATTGAGTTCTTTAAGAAAGGCATCTACCTGGGACTTGGATAATTCAAACAGATTTATTTTAGATAATTCAGTATATCTCTCCTTTATAGATTTTATTCCTTTTTCAATATCAGCCTGTGCTTTTTTTGTGGCTTTAGGATTAAAAGAAACAGGAGTCTTTTCAACTTCAGTAGCAACTTTTTTTAGCTCCTTCAGCTTAGTTATGGCCTTTTCTATATCTTTATATTCTACTTTTATACCTAAATGTGCCAGGTCCATTTAATTATCCTCTTTTATTTTTCTTTTGTTTCTTGGTGCTTATACATGAATTCTAAATAAATTTTATCCATGTGTTTTAAGGCTTCAACTTCAAAGGGAGTGATATTAAGGTTGTATAAATCAGAGAAGTTTTTTATTTCAGTATATGTTATTGGATTTATTGAGAACCCTGATTGCCTTGATTCATTTATAATCCAGAACCAATTCCATATATGGGATACACAATCAGGGATAGTTGTTTCAATATTTAATTGTTGATAGGCTTGTTTATATATTTTACTATTAGGTGGGACTGATTTAAGAACTTGTTTTAGTGTTTCTTTAAGTGTAACTCCTTTTTCATTAGGTGTATTCAGGTCTAGGTGAGATTTTAAGACCTCACCTAGACCTTCTATTAGTTTTTTAAGTAATTGGCCCTATCACCTATAAAATCATCTACCTGTTCTTTTATCCAGGGAAATTGGGAATAAATAAACTTCACATTTTCAGGAGTGCATTCTAAAGGTTCTCCTTCATATACAACATTTTTCCAATCTAAAGTGCAGGCCACTAACAACTCTAAGTTTTCATTTTCAGTTTCTTCTAAGGATAGCCTTTTAATGCCTTTTTTTAACCTTCTATTTATCTGCTTTCTAATAGTCTCTCTGTAAATGTCAGAATCAGTCCCAGCCAATTTTATTTGTATGTCAAGCTCTTCTCCTGTTACAGGGTGCTCTAAAGTGCACCAGGCCCCTTCATTAGACTTAGGTGTAATGTTAAGTTCTTTTAAATCCATAAAACCTCCTTATTTTATACTCTTGTTATCTGGAGAGAACTATATGTAGAATCTACTAAGGCAGTAAAAGGCAATGTCTGAGACACAGGCCCTTCTCCATCAACAGGAATGTCTGCACCTGTGTATTTAATTCTTGGGAATAAGAATGTATAAGAATGCCCATCTAAGTCTGTGATAGTAACTTCTAAGCTAGACTCAGTTTCATTTATAAACTTATTAAGCAAAGTGCTATCTGGAAAATAAGCAGTAACATTTCCAGTTATATGTGCTCTTCCTTCAGCTAATCCTATGGGGCTTTTATCTAGCACAACAGTTAAAGGAGAAATATTATTTTCTATTGTAAAGTCAATTCCAGTTACTATAGCAATAACATTTCCACCTTCTTTTATCTCCCCAGTAAAAGAGTCAAAAGGAGAAGATAAAGATTTATCACTTGCACTAGTAAATACCTGACTTAAAGACATTTCTTTTCCTATAAAGGAAAAATCACAAGTAATTATAGTATTTGGCTTTATATCTAATTTCCAGGTATTTACTACGCATCCATTAAAAACATGATATTCTCCAATATCTACAAATGCCCTTTGGATTGTTAAGGATTTCTGGCTTGTGCCAATCTGTATTGTTCCATCAGATGCCCAGGTATTAAACATTACACTTTCAATTAAGTCATCAAAGGAGCCATAAGAAAAGGAACAAGATATGTCTCCTCCAACATGCATTATCCCGTGCCTCAAATCTGCAGTCTGCCTATCAGAACGTAGTTCCTCATCAGTGAAAGTATCTTTAGTTGGGTTTATACTGAAGCTGTTACACCTAAGTTTATAAGGCACATAACCACTACCCAAAACGGCCCAACTATCTTCTGTTGCATAAGTTATTTCTACACGGCTTCCATAAGCCACTAAAGTTTCAGCCATGTTTTTACCTCCTTATATTAATAATAGTAATAAAAGTATATACTTACACTAACTACATATTTTCCATCATGTGAATAGATAGAAGGAGAAAATTCTAATTTTTCTATTCTTAGCTTTAAGTCTCCATCAGTTAAAACTAACCCCCTATAGAACCACTCTTCTATACTTTCCACAACATCTGCAACATCAGACCAGCCTGTTCCTTTTGGAGCTTTTATGTTAATTTGATATATTCCCCTGGCATACTGAGGAGTATTGCCTCCTAAAAATTTATAAAAAACAGAACCAGGAAAAAGTTTGGGTTCTAAATATAATTCATCTTCTTTAGCTTCAAAGAACATATTATCCCAGGCCACTGGTGGCCTGTAAGGCATCTGGTCTAAATGATTGCTTAGAATTCCTTTTATTTGTTTATACATTTTTTACCTTATTGGCTTCTTCTATTACTATAGATTGGAAATCTATTATTGTTCTTCCAAACATTCTATAAGGCGGGGTTCTATTCCAACCAATATACTCCACCATATCAGCATAATTAACAATAGTATCAAAATAGAATGAATCTGTGTAATTTAACCTACTCACAGTGGATAATACTCTGGATAAAGTGAACTCAAATGCTCTTTCTTTATTTTTAGCCTCTATACTTTTATCTTTTACAAATGTATTTCCTTCTTTTATCCAGGATGATGGCCCAGGCTTAAAAGAAGGCATAACACCTGGTCTATTTATTCCTATTCTATATGTTCCTAATAAATATCCAGTATCTACTCCCGTCCTTTCACAGATTTTATAAGATAGTTCAAGGCACACATTTCTTAATAAATTAGTAAATTTATTTTCAGTCTTTTTTATAAATTTATTTAAATCTTTTTCTATCATACCTGTAAAATAACCAGCACATCAAATACTGGTATAGCTTTTTTTATTTTATATTCAACATCATTTTCTACTATAATATCTTTCATTATAGTTTGGTCTAGTGGGTCCCTTGGTAATTCATTGTATGGGATAATATATACTTTTTCACCTGCACTAAAGCCTATTGCTTTTAATACTGTGCTGGCC